TAGGGACGGATGCAGTTACGTCCGGTACTGTCGATATCAGTGCTCGCAGGATGATATGGGGTGCTACCATGGCGAGTGATGGCCATCCGACTACGCGGGCTGGCACCGGGTTCACATTACACCAAGCTGACCCTGTGCCAGGAAATTGGGCCTTTGCATCGGAGGGAGGATTGATGACCGCGGGAAGCCGCGCGGCGACATTCACCTCTGCCAGTGGCCTGAACCTCGGCTGGATCACAGCAGTAATAGCGCTGTTATCAACGTAAGGAAGACAGCAAATGGCTGATGACCTGTTGCTCGCGCAGTACCCCAAACAGCAAACCGTGCGCGACCGTAATTTCTCCGCGCTGATCGAATGGTCGGCCAGCGTTGCCGCACAACCGATCCCCGAGACCAAGCCGCCCGAGGACTGGGTGCGCCAGCGCCTGGTCGCCGAGCTCATCCCGACCCAGACCGCCAATTACGTCGACCGGACAATGAGTTTTTTCATGCAGGACCCGACGACGCACACCAATATCCGGCAGTTTTTGTCGGCGTGGAACGACGAGGCGACCGAGGTGGCATTGAGCGCGCAGCTCGGCGCGATCATCGCCGCCTTTATGCCGCGCTTTGCCCAGATCGATGCCGGCGATGTCGAGGCTTGGTACGCGGCCAACGGCTTTGCCGAGGAAGAAGCGCGGCGACGATAGGAGGACAGCGATGGCACGAAGGCTCGATCTGCGCACCAAGGGCGGTGCGATCAACGGTGAGGGTGCCCTAAGTCTCAATTACGGCGAAATGATGCAGCAAGTGCTCGAAAAGACGATGAACCCGCAGGGCTTGACGCTCGATCTGGTGATCCGGCGGGTGGCGGCGCGCCGGCCGATCGACGAGGCCATCGCCGCCGGGGCCGAGACTGTCACGATGACCGACGAGCAATGGCGCGTGCTGGTCGACAGCCTCGGTGATTTTCGGTTTTCCATAGCCCACCCGGTCATCGCCGAATTTGGCATGCACATCCGAAACGCGCCGGAGATCACCTGAGCCGATTGCGGCAAAGGTCCCTCGGCAACCCATAGAGGACGACGACACAATGGCTATGCAAATGGTGCGCTTTTTCGAAGACCGGCGGGGCCGCGGCGGGGCGCGACGCCTGCTCTTGGGCGTCGCCACCTGCGAGGTCGCCTGGGAGGTCGATGGCGGCCGGCGCGAGGCGGTCAAGACCGCCACGATGGAGGATGCCAGACGCTACCCGCAGGCCTATCGCGAGTACTACACCGCGTTTCCCGATGCCGGCGAGCCGCCGCCGCAGCCGGCGCCCGATCACCCGGTCGCCTGATGGCCAAGCCGACATCTCGTCCAGGCATTCCGTCGATGGTCGGCCCGGGGCCGCGCACCAAGGCCGCCAAAACCGGCAAGATGAGCCGGGTCATGCACGAATGGGGGCAGGGCGAGCTGCATAGCGGCTCAAAAAAAGGCCCGGTCGTGCGCTCGCAAAAGCAGGCCGTGGCGATCGGTCTGTCGCAGTCCGGCCAGTCGAAGCCGCCCGGCAAGCGCAAGCCGCTCAAAGAGACCGGTGGTCATCGCGTCGGCGTCTCGTCCAGGCATTCCATCGACGGCCGACCCGGGGTCGGCAACCGCCTCTCCAAAACGCTGACACGGCGGGTCGAGGAAGGCGGCAGCCGGGCCAAGCGCTAATCCTTCGACCCTTCGACAGGCTCAGGGCTTAGGAGATGCCGGCGCGGCGGTCCCCCGGCGGGCGATCCCTGACCCCGTCTGTTTCCCTTGGGGCCGCCGTGCCGGCGCCACGCAACCGGGGCCACTTTCCGCGGCGGTGACCGCCAGAGAGCCATCCCGGGTTTTTGGCTACAGGAATAGCGGCTGCAAGAGGTGGGCCTTCCTGGCCCTCCGTAGAGGTTTCTAGAGGCAATCATCGGATGAGCCTGGCGACGATCTGCGAGAATGTCGCGAGCGATCTCGGCATCGATGATATCGTCCCGCCGGTCTTTGGCTCGCGCGTGCCGGCCGCCCGGCGGCTGGTGGCGCAGGCCCGGCGCGCGCTGTGGGCGCTGGTCAGACGGGCGGCGTGGGCCGACCTGGTGGTCGAGCACGAGTTCACCGCCAACGGCACCAGCCTCTACCCGACGCCGCCCGATCTCCTCAAGGTGATCAACGAGACGGTGTGGGAGCGCACCCGCTACTGGGCGATGCGCGGCGCCTTGTCGCCCCAGCAATGGCAGCGATACCGGTCCTCGATCTACGGCCGCGCGACGATCTGGCGGCGCTGGCGAATTCGGGTGCCGAGCGGCTCGCCGCTCGGAACCCCGGCCGAATTCATGGTCGACCCGTTGGTCGCCTCGACCGATTTCGCCTCGCAATTTGTCTACGAATACCAATCGGCCTGGGCGGTGCGCCAGCCCGATGGCACAATCGCCGCCGACTGGAGCGACGACGACGACACCGCGCTCGTCGACGAGATGTTGCTCGAGCTGGGCACGCGCTGGCGGATGATGCGGCGGCTGGGGCTGGCCTACGACGAGGAGCGCGACGAATACGAGCGCGAGGTCGACAAGGCGGTCGCCCGCGACGGCGGCTCGGCCACACTCAATCTGGTGCCGTTCTACCGCGAGGATTTTATCGGCCAATATTCGCTCGGCGCCTTTCCGCCGAGCCCGCCGGCGCCACCGGCTCCGGGGCCGCACGAGCCACTGCCGCCCGACATCGCCCGGCGCATCGCGCCGTTTGAGGACCCCGACTGGGGCGCCGGGCCGCCCCCGTTGCGGCCACAGCCGGTGGTCATTGTGCGCGGGCCGAGCGAGGCCGAGGTCGCCGCCGCGATCATCGCCAGCGCGCTGCCGCGGATGACGGCAACGCCGCCGCCGCCACCCGAGGGACCACCATTGACCCCGCCGCCGCCGCCGCGCGGCGGCTTGTGGCGTCCGACAGTCGGCGCCCCGCTTGGCGCCGAGGGCGGCGCCAAGCAGCTGCCGCCGGGGACCTAGGCGATGCCGCCAACCCCGGCGCGGATGGCGCAGCTGCAGCGGGCGATGACCCCGATCATCGCCCGGCCGGTGCCGCTGTTGCCACCGCTCAAAGGCTGGAACACGCGCGACCCGTACGAGGCGATGGACCCGCAGGACGCGATCACCCTCGACAATTTTCAGCCCGACTACGGCGGCATCACATTGCGCGCCGGCTGCCAGGTCTATGCCGAGCGCGGCGGCGCCGAGCCGGTGTGCAGCCTGTTGCTGTGGCGCAATGGCGCCGAGGCGCAGCTGCTGGCGGCATCGGGCGGCCGGATCTGGAAGGCGTCGAGCCCCGGATCAGCCGATCTCGGCAGCGGGTTTGGCTCGGACTGGTGGAACGGCACCCTCTTTAACGGCCGGCTGATCTTTGCCAATGGCCACGATCCGGTGCAGGTCTACGACGGCACCACGCTGGCGCCGCTCAACATCGCTGTCGATCCCAACCCGGTGGCCGGCAGCCCGACCTACCCGCCGTTTGATCCGAGTGCCATCATCGCCGTCGCGTCCGTCCACAACCTGGTGTTTTTGTGGGACGGCAACTCGCCGGGGTTCTGGTACGGCAATGCCCCCTACGCCTTTCAGGGGCCGATCCTGCACTGGTTCCCGTTTGACATGGTAACCGGTGACAATGCCAATCTGGTCGCGGTCAACACGCTGAGCTACGACGGCGGCCAGGGGATCGCCAGCTATACCGTGTTCGCGCTCAGCTCGACCGAGATCCTGGCCTACACCGGCACCAGCCCCGATGTGCCGCTGAGCGAGGACCCGGTCAACGGCTGGGCATTGCAGGGCATCTACACGCTGGCCGCACCGCCCTTTGGCGGGACCCAGATGCCGCGGGCGATGACCCGCTACGGCGGCGACATCTACCTCGTCACCAGCTCGGACTACGTCAAGCTCTCGCAGCTCCTGATCGCGCTGAAGGCCGGCGCCTTTCCGCCGCGCAGCAAAGCCTCGGGGGCGTGCATGGCGGCGGTCGCGCAGGGCTTCTCCCTCAATGGCTGGCAGGTGATCTATTGGGGTGCGGGCCGGCGGCTGATCGTCAACGTGCCGCTGATCGCCCCAGACATCGGCGCCAACGGTTGCAACTTCGAGCAACACGTCTACTCGACCGGGCTCGACGCCTGGTGTCGCTACCGCGGGCTCGACGCCTATTGCTGGGCGACCTGGGACGACAAAATATATTTCGGCACGGCCCACGGGATCGTCTGCCAGTACGGCATCCCCGGTGGCGACGAGCTGTTTCTCCTACTACCGCCATGGGACACCACGGCTTGGGATGCAGTGCCGTGGCAGCAACAGACCTACAACCCGATCAGCGCTTATGCCCAACCCAGCTGGAACCTCTTTGGCTCGCCGCAGGGCAAGCGCGTCGCTGCCGTTCGACCGGTCGTTCGTAGCGCCGCGTCATGTACCTACAACTTTGGCGTGGGGTTCGACTACCAGGATACAGTCCCGACCGACATTGTGGTGGAACATACCGGGTCGCCCGCTCGCTGGGACCAGACCCCCTGGGGGACACAGTGGGAACGTCCCGCCGAGACCGATTCCACCTGGTACGTGAGCGGTGGCACCGGCGCGGCGGTGACGATCGCCGTGGCGATGACCACGACCAGCGGTGCGACGTGGATGTGGGCGCGCACCGACTGGCGCGTCGAACCCGGCGTCGCCCTCTAGAGGGCGCTACAGAGCCCCAGGAGCGGCCTTCTCGGCGCCGGCTACTCCGCTAGCGGAAACCTCGAGGTGCCCCCG